GCTGCGCGGCCCCAAGTGGATCAAGGCGGCCCTCGATGAGGCGGCAAGCTTTGGCGTGTTCATCGAAAACCTCATCATGGAGGTGTTGGGCGCAGCCCTCATGGACCAAGGCGGCGAGCTCATTATGACGGGCACCGCCGGCAAGAAAAAGGAAGGCATCTTTTACGAGGCGTGCCACGGCCTGCGCCGGCGTAAATCCGATGGCAAGCCCGTCTGGGAGCTGCACAAGTGGAGTTTTCAGGACAATCCCTTCATCCCCCAGTCGGCCAAAAACGAAGACACCATCATTGACGACAATGGCTTCGGAGGCCCGGACGACCCGCGCTTTTTGCGCGAGTTTAAGGGCATCTGGGCCGTCGGTGAATCCGAGCGCGTCTTTGCCGGCTTTCAAAGCGACAAGAACGTCTACAAGGAAGATTTGCCGCACGTGCACGACTGGCGCTATCTGATGGGCGTCGATTTTGGCTGGCACGACGAATCAGCCATTAGCATCGTCGCCTACGCCCTGACCTGCCGGCGCGTGTACGTGGTGGACAGCTGGGCGGCCCCGCAGCAATTTTCCGACGATGTGGCCCGCCAGGTGAACGGCTTTCGACAAAAGTACGGCCAGAGGATTCGGATTGTGGGCGACTTGGGCGGCTACGGCAAAGGCATCGCCGTACACCTGCAGCGCGACCACGGCCTTTACATTGAGCCGGCTGCCAAGCGCGACAAGCTGGACCAAATAGCTTTCATCAATTCCGCGTTTTTGCGCCGTGACCTGCTGGTGCATGAGCAAAGGTGTAAAGAACTCATCAAGCAGCTGCAAGAGGTGGCGTGGAATGCATCGAAAACTGACATGGGCAACCATGAGCGTGATGATCGCGCTGCAGCCATGCTGTACGCCTGGCGCGCTGCCAAAAGCGGCGGTTCTGGCTCCAAAACCCTTAGCCAAGACCCTTATCAAGACCCCGGAACAGCCTTTGCCATCAAGGAGAAGCAGGATGCCCTCAAAAAACGACCCGAAGGTGATCCCAACGAACCCGCTTGGCTCCGAGGAGACGATGACCCAACTGACGCGCCTGCTCGAATCCGGCCGAGCATGTGGCGTGAAATCGTTGGCCTATGAGGGCCTGGTCATCGAGTGGCACGGCCCCCAAGACGCCGGCGACGACGACCAGCCCCTGGACGACGCCGGCGACCGACCCGGTGACGATTTGGGGGAGTACGTGCTGGCCCGGACGAAAAACGACGCCCCCCAAGGCCCCTTGCTGCCGGCTGAGGTGGCCGAGGTGGTAAACTTGGCGCAAGATTACGACCGCTGGGACCGCTACGAGGCGGGCCCGGTTTCAGAGGGTGACTGATGAGCACGTATACCGTCCACGACAGGGCCCAAAAGGGCCCGGGCACCATCGACCTCTCGGGGATTAGCCGGGGCACCAAAAAAGCGGCCGAGGAGGTGGCGGCCTGGCTTTTGGCCGACGACCCCGCCCAAGACCTGGTCAGCCACGCCCAAATGCTCATCACCAAGCAGGAGGGTCGGCTGCAGCGCAACATCCGCTACCTGTCCCTGTATGCCAACCGCGACTTTATGACCGATTTCGCCGTGGGCGTGCACCGGGGCAAGCCCTTGCCGCGCATGAGCGACAATCAGCTCAAAAAGCACTGCGACACCACCGTCGGCAAGGTCATCCAGGCCAACTCCCGGGTCACCATGCTCACCCACAACGGCGACTTTGCCCTGTGGCAGCGGGCCCGCAAGATGGAGCAGGCGCTCAAGGGCGAGTGGGCCAGGATGCGCTTTTACCGCGAGGCCCAAAAAGCCTGTGTGGACGGCTTTGTCACCGGCACCGGCATCGTCAAGTTGCAGGTGGGCGAGGACGGCGACCGCATCGAGTGCGACCGCGTCTTCCCCAACGAAATCTTCGTGGACGAAATGGACGCCGCTTTTGGCCGCCCCACCAAAATGTACCAGGTGCGCTACGTCCAAAAAGACACCCTGGCTGCCATGTTCCCCGAAAAGTGGGATATCATCCAGGGAGCCGCCACCGCCATCGCCCCCTCCTATCCGTGGTGCCTGTATGAGCCCGGTATGATTTTGGTGGTGGAAGCCTACGCCCTGCCCGTCGGTGACCGCCCCGGCCGCCACGTCATCGCTTTGAGCTCGGGCACCCTCCAAGACGAGGAGTGGGAGGAAGATATCTTCCCCTACGTCGTGTTCAAGCCCTCGGACGCGCCCTTTGGGTGGTATGGCCAAGGCTGGGTGGAACACACCATGGGCGCCCAAATCTTGCTCAACAAAACGCTCAATATCATGGAACAGGGGGCCAGGCTCGGCATCGCTCCCTTCTGGGTGGTCCAGGAGGCGGCGGGTCTCAACTTTCGGCACCTCGACAACATTCCGGGCCACATCGTGGAGACCAATGGCCCGGAACCCAAGTGGGTTACCAATGCGCCATTTCACCAAGCTGCCCCCGTCTACTGCCAAATGCTCCGCCAAATCATTGCCGATTTTTGGGGCAATAATTCGATGGATACAGGCGGCGATGTGCCCATCAACCGCATTGATTCCAAAAAAGCGCTTCGGGAGTACCAGGACTTGGGGGCCTCTCGGATTACCTCTGTGCTCGAGCGGTGGACCCAAGATTTCTTTCTCGACGCAGCCGAGCGAACTTTCACGCTTGCGAAACGCATTGCAAAAGAAAAAGGCGCCTACCCCGTCCTCGTCCAGGACACGTATAAGAAGGCTGTGCAGCTAGACTGGAAAGACCTGGACCTGCAAAAGGACGCCTACCTGCTGACGCCTGCGCCCGCCAACCTCCTCTCCAACACCCCGGCGGGCAAGACCGACGATATCAAAGAGCTCATGGACGCCGGGCTCATCACCCAAAAGCAGGGCCAGCGCATGATGCAAGGCCCCGATGACATCAACGCCGTGCTCAGTGAGAGCTCGGCCACCGAAGACCACTTGGATTGGGTCATCGAGCAAATCATCGAAAAGGGCCACTACATTTCGCCCACCTCCGTCCAAGACCTCTCCCGGGGATTGGTGCGGATTTCGGACGCGAGCCTGCAGTATGAAACGCTTGGCCTTGAGCAATCAAAACTCGATATGTTTGCCCAGTGGCTCGAGGAAGCCCAAGACATCATGCAACAGATGATGGCCCAACACAGCCCGGCGGGCGCACCGCCGGCATTACCAGGAGCACCAGCAGATGGCGCAATCGCAGGCGGAATCCCAGGCGGACCCCAAATCAACCCAGCAACCGGACCCATCCCCGTCAACGCCGGTGGGCTCCCTGCCCTCGGAGCAGCCCCCGCAGGTCCGGGACCGGGCCTCCCAGCAGGCGGCCCATGACGCCATAGACAAGCGCAACCCTTTGTCGCCAGCCAACCGGGAAGCCAAGCGCCAGGCCATGTTGGCCAAGCTGCGCGAGGACCGCAACGTGCCGGAGCCCAAGCGTGCACAGCCCCCTGAGCCGACTGGAACTGATTCTGGCCATCGCGATGCTGGCGGTGGAGACCCTCAACCTGCTGGCGAACCTGGCGACGTTTCTGCACGTCAGGGGGTAGAGCCGCCGGCGGCCATCAGCGCCGAGCAGGCCCAGTGGATGCAGCAGCAGCAGGTGCTGCGCGAGGCCGAGCAGCGCGCCCGGGAAGCGACCTCGGCCATCGAGAAGCGTAAAGCCGAGGCGGAAGCGGCCGAGGCAAGGGCGGCCGAGAAGATTAAGAAGATGGAGCTCGCCATGAGCAATCCGGCAGAATTTATGTCGGAAGCGGGCATGACCCAGGACGAGTGGAACGCCTTTTGGGCCAACGGCGGCAAACTGTCTCCCGAGCAGAAGCGGATGCGGGAGATGGAGGCCAAAATGACCCAGTACGCCGAAAAGCTGGCGGCCATCGAGCGCCAGGCCCAGGCCGAGCGGGCCCACTCCCAGCGGCGCTTGGAGGATGCCGAGTTTACCGCCACGTTAAAAGACTACACCTTTTTGCCCGAGGTGGGCGGCATCGGCGCTGTGCGCAACAAGCAGCAGCAATTATCCACTCAGCAAAATAAATCCGTGACCCTCAAGGAGGCGGCCGACGCCCTCGAGCGCGAGGTACAAGAGGGTTTGAACGGTATGTTGAAGAAGAGTCATATATTGGCTAAGTTGGGACTTGCCACAGCGTCCAACCAGCCCCCGGCGGCACCAACGAAGACGCCCAAAACGCTCACGGCACGGACAGCAAGCGACAGCTCGCCCAAAGCAGTCACGGTCAAAGGACCGTTGGACTGGGCAGGCAAGCGCGCGCGCTATCTGGAACGTCTCGCCAGTGATCGTGCAGCGGCAAGAGACCGCTAGGGGCATCCGGCCCCCGATCACTGAGACGTTTGGCGTCTTCACGTATCGGGGGCTTCTCACATGCCAGTTGGAATCACGAACTTTCAGGCCATCTTCAAGACTTACTACGACCAGGACACCCTGCCTTGGCTGGTGCCCAACAACCTGCCGTTTTTCAATCTCATCCCCAAGCAGGACGGCTTAAGCGGCGATGTGATTGACCACGTGTTCAAGTACGGCCCCTCCCAGGGTTTCAGCACCGACTTCAACACCGCCATGACCTCCGCCTCGTCGGCCCCCAAAGCCGCCCGGGCCGCCATCCGCTGCTCGCAGGCGTACGCCGCTGTCGAATTTTTCGACAAGGACAAGGCCCTCACCGATGGCGAGGCCGCCTACGCCGACCTCGTGACCGAGGTGATGACCGGCAAGCTGATGGACTTTTACAAGAACCTGGACATGGAGTTTCACGGTTCGGGTACCGGCTGGCGCGGCACCGTGGCCGCAGGCCCCGGCCAGGCCAACCCCTTCAGCCCCAACGGCGCGACCCTTGCCGCCAACCAAGTCGCCATTGCCCAGGGCATGGCCTTGGAGACGGTGTTTGACCAGGACCAGATGCTGCAGCCGGCCACCTACGCGGGCTTCCCTGTGGCAGGTTCGGTGTTCCCGCCGTCCGACGGCCGCACCCCCACCTCGTTGGGCAGCGCTGTGCAGGTTATTGCCGTTGACGGCATCAACCGCACCCTGACCTTGACCGACGCCTCGGCCTTTGTTGCCGGCACCTTCATCTTGCAGGCCGGCGGAGCTGTGGGCTTCAACAGCAGCAACCTCAACGGCGCCATTATCGGCATGGACAGCTGGGTGCCCTACGGCGGCGTGACAGGCTCAGACTCGTTTTTGAGCATTAACCGCAGCCCTTATCCCACGCGTATGGCCGGCTACTGGCTGGACGGGTCAAAATTCGCCATTGAGGATGCCCTCAAGCGGCTGAGCGCCAAAATGAGCCAGGGCGGCGCGCGCGAGAGCAACGTGGGCCTCGTCAACCCCATGGACTTTGACGCCCTGGATTCCAAGTTGGGCACCAACGTCCGCTACGGCACCGTGCAGACGGCCACCTACGGCTTTGACAGCATCGTCATCAACGGCGCCGCTGGCCGCATCGACATGGTCCCCGACCCCCATCAGCCCCAGGGCTACGCCCGTATCATCGACCCCTCCACGTGGATTTTGAACCACAAGTACGAGGTGCCGCATATCGTGGACGTGGAGAACCGGACGATGGAGCAGGGCGCTAACTTTGACGGTAGAACCGCTCGTTTGCGCTTCTACGGCCAGTTGCGCTGCAAGCAGCCCCACAAAAACGGTGTTGTGAAGCTGCCTTCCGTCATCATCTAACCCAGGCTGCAAACGGGGTTGGTGACTGAGGGTTTTCCCACGCTTTCCCTCGGCCTCCGTAAAACCGGCGGGTCATCCCCAAATTGCGCAAGGAGCCACCATGACCATGTTCAAAATGAACCCGATGTATTCGGGCGACGCCTCGATGTGCGTCGTTGCCGGCTCGGCGGTGTTCACCAACACCACGACCCCGACCTCCAACACCATCATCCCGGCGCAGGTTCTGCCGGTCACGCCCGCCGCCAACGGCGCCGCCATCGGCCAGGGCGAGACTGTGGCGCCTATGGGCTGCAAGGTGACTGTCGTGGTCAACCCCACCACGGCCTACCACCCAGCGGTGGCGGCCAACGCCAGCTCGGCCGCCGTGGCGCTCATCGACCTGCGCGCCTACCCCAGCGATATCGTCTCGGTGCATGTGGGCGTCACCACGATTGCCAACGCCACACCGGGCGCGCTGACGCTGTCGCTGCCCACGGCCAACGTGGTGGGCATCGACCAGACCAACAAGTTTGTCTACGTGTACTGCTCGCAGCAGTACATCAACAGCCTGGCTTTGCATTACGCGGTGTTCTTCAAGGACAGCTACGCGCCTTAATCCGCTGACTTTGCGCCAAAGGGGCCCCGTATGCCGAACAGTGAAACCCTGAACTCTCTGACAGCCAAGGTGCGGCAGCGGTCTGACCAGATCAACAGTCAGACTTTTGACGATACAAGCGAGCTCAAGGTTTGGATACGGGGCTCTTTGGCCCAGCTGTACGATATGCTGTGTTTGCGCTCGGGGGACTATTACACCACCTGTCGCCCACTGAGCCTGATTGCTGGACAAGAGGCGTACGCCTTACCGAGTGATTTCAAAAACCTGACGGACGTGTTTGTCCTGTACGCCGGCGGCAAAAACCGCCTGCAGCTCAAGCCGTTCTCGGCCGAGGAGTTTGGCCAGCTGGGCGACCTGACGGTCCCCTTGGTGCCTTTGGCCTACCGGCTGATGCGCAACCTTCTGTATGTCCAGCCCATCCCTGTGGCCGACTACTACAACGCCATCGAAATCCACTACGTGCCCCAGTACCGGGCGCCCTTGCTGGATTACTCGAGCATCGACGAGGTCATGCCCAACGGCTGGGACGAGTGGGTGGTCTTAGACGTCCTGCAAAAAATGAGCGTCAAGGCGCGCCTTTTGAACATGGACGACATTATTAAGAGCAAGCTGGCCCTCGAGCAGCGGCTGCTGCAAAGCGCCAGCATCCGAGACGCCTACGCGCCGGTGATGCGCGACGCCACCGTGCACCGCCCAAGCCCCCTGACCTTGGGCCCGCCGACCGGACCCATCTACTGGTCCATCCCCTAATGGCCCTCAACCTCCCCCGCGTGGTGCAATCCTTGGTGACCTCGAGCCCAGAGGCCGACCGCGTGCGCCAAAACATCGTCACGGCCGTTCAGCCCGTTTTGGATTTTTTGGGCAACTACCTGGCGCCGGCCGCCGACGGCTCGCTGCAGATCCTGCGCAACGTCAAGGCGGCCGGCAACGTCATCCTCAACGGCAACGCGACCATCAACGGGACGACCCAGGCCAACGGCGCGGTGACGGTGACCGGCGCCCAGACCCAAAACGGCAACCTGACCGTCAACGGCAACACGGCTTTTCGCAACCGCACGGACGGCGGCGTGTGCATTACCCCGCTGGCCAACACGACCGCCTTTTACACGACCGACGCCACAAACAGCGTGGTGAAGTTTGCGATTGACGATGCCGGAACGGTCATCTCTCGCGGCACCGTCACGGCAAACAACTTTGTCTCCTCGGTCGGCGGGTTCAAGACGTACGTGGACATGGGCACGTTCTGGCGGCAAACGACCCAGGGCGGCGTCTTGCGCACCGTCTTCCCAGTCGTCCGTACGGACACCAACGCTCTGGCGTGGATTGCCGCCGACCGCCAGATGCCTTTTTCAGGCTCCATCGTCGGCATCTCCATGGCCAACGATAGGTCGCTTGGGGGGGACATGACCGTCCAGGTTTTCAAAAACAACACCAGCGGCACAACGGGGCAAATCATCGACACCATGGGCATCAAAGCCGGCAACCTCTACCCGGTGTCGCCCATTACGTTCCCCAAGGGTCAGTACCCGTTTAACGCTGGCGACTATTTGGGCGTGGGCAGCTACATCGGCACCGGCTATGTCGTCGCCACCTCCTTTGGCCTTATCGTAGAGTACGGAGCCTAAGATGGCGACGACGAGCACGCAGACAAGTTTCGACCGCATCGTCAACGCCGACGCCCAGGCCCAGGGGATAGACGGCGGCCTCAACGTCAAAATCGACGCCAGCAAGCTGCCGGCGCCGGCCACCACCCGGGCCGATAACGCCAACTTTGCCCAGCTGGGCACCGTGCAGCAGCTGCCCCCCTTCCAAAGCACCCTGCCTCAAGGCTTCCAGCACGTTTACAACGTGGCCGCCAAAGACACCGCCTCGCCGTCTTTGCAGGGCGACGTGATGGTGCACGGCGAGCTGCCCGACCCCGCAGGCCCCTTTACGACTCCCGTATGGGCCCACGCCAACGGCACGGTCCCCAACCGGACCCAGCCGGTTTTGCCCTTCAGCCTGCGCACCCGCACCTTTGCCAGCGCCCTGCAGCGCAGCCAGCAGGACATGGCCCAGTGGCCCCTTTTGATGGCCCGCCAGGAGCTGGCCACCACCGGCGCCACCCGGCGCTTTGCCGCAGGCTATTACGACGGCACAAGCTTCAACCTGTCGTTTGGCAACGTGGACGGCCTCACCGACACCGGCGAGACGCTGACCTTGGCACTGACGGCCCAGTGGGTGGACATGATTGGCCTGCAAGGTACGGGCAACTTGGCCATCGTGGCCCTAAACGCCGGCACCCTGACCCGCTACATTTACGACTTCTATGGCAACGTGGTGACGACAGCGACCGTGCTGACCACCGCTTGTTTGGCGGTGACGGCGGCCGGTACCGGCACCACCAGCTCCCCGCCCATGACCCTGTTTCACCACAACCAGGTGACCTACGTGGGTTACGCGGCGCAGCTGTCCACGGTGCAGTCGGGCATCACGTCCTATGGCATCTACGTTCGCCCCCTGCTCACCAACGCCACGTCCTATTTCTTGTCGGGCATGGGCCCCGCCCAGGCCGGCGCCCCTTTGCAGGGCCTGGCCATCTCGAGCCCCACGACCCACCAGGCCCCAGGCGCTGCCAACTACCTGGCGGTGGCCTACGACGGCCGCCTTTACGTGGTCACCAACCCTCTGGGCGGCGGCACCTACGCGGTCTCGTCGCCTCTGAGCCTGCAAAGCCAGGCCACGTCGGGGGTGAGCGCCGGCAGCCAGGGGTACAACAACGGGGTCACAACCTTGGTGGCCATGGCCGCCAACGACGGCCAACAGGCAGCCACCCCCACAGCCCAGCTGGCCATCGCCGTCTACCGCCACCTCTCCGAGCAGGTGACCCCCCAAGGGCCCAACTCGAGCGGCGTCGCCTACCAGTACGTGGCCGTGGATGCGGCAAGCTTTGCAGGCGGCACCCTGACGCTGGTGGCCAGTACGGCCTTTCGCACCCCCGCAGGCGCCGCCATCGCTGCCCACGCTTTTGCCGCCTGCCCGCCCGAGGCCAACTTTGCCGGCGCCAGTGCGGCCGTGCAGGGCTATTGCGTGGTGCGCCAGGGCGCCTGGCAGCCCTACCAGGGCTACGGCGGCGGCACCGGCATTGGCCAGTATTGGATCTATGACCAGCCCACCTACTTCTTGATTGACCACCGGGCCCGCATCGTCGCCCGCTGGGCCGAGGGCCAGGCCCCCATCGGCGGCACCACGGACCTGGCGGCGTGCGCCCAGATTTACGGCACGGTCACCAACTACGCCCGCTTCCCCATGTGCACAGGGCTTGGCCGGGCGCTGGTCTCCGACACCTCGGGCACGGCCAACGACGTGTCGGTGCTGGATGTTATCTTGCCCACCTGGGTGATGACCCAGCAGGACCGACCCGCCAGCTACACCCTCAAATTGGGCAGCAGCACGGCGCAGATTGGCACCACCATCTTGGATTACTACGTGGCCATGCCCCTGGCGGCGCACCTGAGCCTCTCGGCCAGCGCCTCCCAGCCGCCCACGGCATCGGGGCAGGGCTACACGGTCGTCAGTGGCCCGCTCACCTGCGTGCACGATGGCCGCGCCGTGGTGGAGGCAGGCTTTCACTCCCAGACCCACAACCTCATGGTGGCCGCCTACGCCCAGGGCGACAGCGGCGCCTCGTCCACGGCGCTGGGACCGGCGGGCTTTTACTTCTACGTGGCCACCTGGGAGTGGACGGACGCCCAGGGCCGGCTGCACCGCTCCAACCCCTCCCGGCCCATGTGGTGCTACGTCTCGAGCTCGTTTTACGGGGCCAAGGTGACCGTGCCCTCCCCCTTGTCGGTGCGCGGCGCGGTGGGCACCTCGGTCATTTGCCGGCTGTACCGAACCGTCTCCGACAGCACCAACAAAAACCTCTACCTTGTCGCCTCCCAGGCGGTGCCCTGTTTCACACCGTCACCGAGCTCGGCCTCAGCCCTGTACGGCACCACCCTCAGCGATGCGTCCTTGGTGCAGACCTCTGCTTTGCCTTCAGGGGCCAGCGCGGTGTCGGTCTTGGAGGGTCAGTCGGGCATCTACACAGGCATTTCGGCCATCTACTCGGGGGCGGTCTACGCCTCCATGCCGCCGCCGCCCTTTTTGTGGCAGACCGCCAGCAAGGGCCGGGCTTTTGGCCTGGCCATGGTGCAAGGCGAGCCCAGGCTCTATTACACCGGCACCATCCAGTCGGGCGTCACCTACGAGTGGAACGCCCTTAACTACACCCCCGTCCCCGCCGATTTGGGCGATTGCCGCAGCATCGACGGCATCGACGACAAAATCATCGTCATCGGCGCGCGCTCGGTGGGCTTCATGAGCGGCGACGGCCCGCCAGGCTACAACAGCGTGGGTCAGCCCTCCCCCGGCGACGGCTTTGGGCCCATCTACCCGCTCCCCGGCGCCCTAGGGTGTTTGGGCAGCGGCGCGCCGTGTCGCACCCCGGACGGCGTCGTCTTCCAGGGCACCTCGGGCTTTCAGATTGTCTCGCGCAGCCTCACCGTGGAGCCGGCGGGCGCCCAGGTTGACCCCATCACCGGCCGGCAAGTGGGCAACCCCGGCGTCCTGTACGCCCGGGGCCAACTGATGAGCAGCCTGCAGGCGGTGGTGTGGAGCAACCCGACCGGCCCCGCCTTGGTGCTCAACTACCTCTCCAAAAAATGGAGCACCTGGCCGCTGTTGGCCAACGGCGCCAGCATCGCCCAGCGCGGTGACGGCACGGTGGTGGTGGCCATGCAGCCCATCGTCGGTGCCCGCTACCTGCCTCGAGCCAGCAGCACCACCCTCGGGGCGGATTTGGGCGTCCTGGGCACCACGTACGCGCCCATCTACCGGGGCTTGGCCCAAAACCCGGGGCTTGTCTTGGAGACGCCGTGGATTCAGCCTTCCGGGGAATCCTCGGGGGAATCGGCCATCTTCGACGTGGCCGTCACCGGCGCCTACCGGGGGCCCCATGTGCTGCAAATCGAGCAATGCTACAACTACAGCAACACCTACCAGCCGACGGTAAATCAGTTTACCGTCGCGTCCGCTCCCCAGAGCTACCAGTTTCGTGTTCGGCCTATTGGTGGCACCCGCTTCTGGGCGGTACGCTATCGGTTGAGCCTGCTCCCGCTGCCCGGCAAGACCCTGGCCGACGGCTACAATTTGGCGGCGCTTGGGGATCTGGTAGTCTTTGCGGGCAACAAGCAGGGTACAACGCGGCTTCTGGCCGGACAGAGTGGGTGAGCAATGGCAACGTCTGACGGCTGGACCAACAACTTCAGCACCACCTCGCCCTGGCATGACCCCATCGTGGCCCAGCAGCAGCAGCAGCAGGGCGCGACCGGCACCGGCAACCTTTACGGGCAAAGCCAGCAGACCAACGCCTCGCGGATGCTGGGCACGACCCCACCCGCCAACACCCAGGGCGGCACCCTGGCGCAAACGGCTCAGCCTGCCAGCGCAGGGTGGGCGGCCACCCCGGCGGTCATGGCCGCCCCGGCCAGTTCCGGCCACTGGCTCACCTACAGCGCCCTGGCCCAAAACCCGTCCAAGCTTTCGGCCACGACCCCCGCTGTAGCGGCCGCGACCACCGCCGCCGCGCCCACGTCGCAAGCCTACACCATGCCGAACGCCTCCAAGCTGACGGTGTCGCAGGGCACGCCTTTGGGCCAGGCTGTGACCGGCAACGGCTCGGCCAACGTCGATTACAGCCACGTGGGCAACTGGACCAACAACTACGGCGGCGCCTCCATCGTGTCGGTGCGCACCACAGACGGCAACCAAGCCTACTACCAGTTCAACCCGCAAACCGGCCAATACCAGTTTGTGAACGTCTACCGGCCCGACGGCACCTTGGCGCAAACGTCTTTGGACCAAACCCGCCAGCAGTACGGCGGCGGCGCGCCCACAGGGTATGGCTCAGGCACCCTCACCGCCGCGCAGATGGCCCAGGCCGAGGCCGCAAGCTTGGGCGGCGGCGTGCAGTTCCAATCCTCCCAGGCGGGCAACGCCGGCAACGTGTCCACCCTCAACAGCACCTACCAGGGCGCCGAGGATAACTACACCAAGGGCTACACCGACCATCAGACGGCCCAGACCGCCGCTGCCAACGCCGCCCAAGCCACCTCCGACCAAGACTACGTGCTCAACTACATGATTCAGCACGGCGGCGCCCTGCCCGGCTCGTACCGGCCCGGCATGAGCGGCGTGCCCATCAACGCTGACGCCATCGCGGCGGCCCAGCAGGCGTACAAGGACAACAACAGCGCGCAGTTCGTCAACAGCACCCAGCTGGCCAACCCGGACACCTCGGCCGTGGACCAAAACGGCTTGGCGGCCGCGCTGTCGCTCAACAGCCAGTACCGCAC